TCATTTCCAGCAGAATATAAATTTCAATTGCTGGAAGATGATGATACAAAAAGAATTGGCGTTGTATCTTCATTAACTGATCCAGATTATTTTATAGATGGTGGCAGAACAGTATTTAGAGAAATAGTATTATTAAAAGGTTTAAGAGTAAAGGTAGAAACTCTTTATGGCCCAGACAATACTTTTGACCTCATTGAACTAAGTCCAAGACTTACAGCAAATATATCAGATTATGTTTTAGGTTTTGATGTGACAAAATCAATACCAAATGACACCTCTGGAATACCAGTAGGAAGCCTTGTAGCCTCAAATGGAACTATGACTTTAATGAATCATGACTTTGCATTTAGCGAACAAAATGTATTTGAAAATAATCAGGGTAGTATTATAGCCAATATATTAAATCCTAATACAAGAGTAGACTTCTATGATGTTATAAAGAATGTTAATGAGTATGATAAGTTTATACCAGTTAAAAGTATGTATATTGAAGACTTTCCAAAAGGTGGAAGTGCCTTGGTTGATATATCGGTAAATACTAGAGATTCATTCTTTAGACTAGAAACTCAATCTTGCCCACCATTATTTTTACAAAATGTTTCATTGACATATGCAGTGGCAGTATTATTAGATAATATAGGATTTAGCAATTATGTATTTAAAAATATAACAGATAAAAATGATCCAGTTATTCCATACTTTTTTGTTGAACCAGATGCAAACGTTGCTGAGGTATTACAAAGACTAGCAGTAGCAACACAGTCTGCAATGTTCTTTGATGAATATAATAACTTTGTTGTAATGTCAAAAGAATATATGCTGCCTGCTACTGGTGAAAGATCAACAGACGTTACACTATATGGTCAAAAAACAGATAACAATCTTCCTAATATTATTGAGATTAAAAGTGGAGAAACAAAAGTTATAAATGATGGAAAGATTAATTACATTACTAGATATATTCAAAGAGCACCTGCCTCATTAAAGCAAGCCACATATCTAGACGAAGATAGAACGTATGGATATCAACCAGTAGTTTTGTGGGAAGTTCCAAGCCAAACAAACAGCAAAACAATAAATGAAAAGTCAAAGACTGGATCATTTACTTTAGGTGCAGTTGCTTTAAATACAACTCTTAATAACTTAGATCCATATGTAGAAAATAATACACTAGTCAACAACATTATAGACATAGGTGAAAATGTATACTGGCTTCCAAGAATGCAGGGGTATTTATATGCAAATGGTGAAATAATTAAATATGATGCTGTTCAATATACTGTTCCATCAATAGGAAATGTTTGGGTATCTGATGAAATAGAGTATCAAAAGTATTTTAGTCAACTACCATTTAATGGAAAAATGTATCCTACAGGATTAATAAGAATTTATGCAGAGCCATATTATGAAGATAATATAAATAACTTAGGAACATATACTACTTTGTATAAGAATGGACCTGTAAAGAAAAGTGGAAGAGCACAATTTGGAACTAGCATAACCGAACATTCTGCAGGTTTAAATGATTTTTGGTCCAACAATAATAATGTTGATGGATATAAGATGGACTCTAGTTATTTATTTACAACAACGCCAACAGGGTCTATTGTTAGACCAGCCCTTGGAAATGCTTCAGAAAAACTTTGGCAAACAGGAAAAGCAAACGCAGTTCAATCAAGTCGTAATGGAATCATATCAAACTTTTTAAGAGAAACAATTCCATCAGATGACATTGTTAAAACACAAAAAACAACATCCAAAGGAACTGTTCAATCATCTGCACTAGTATTTACAGGGCCATCTACAACAGTAGATAAAAATCAAATAACACATGTTAAGAAAACATTAGATTCAGACTATAAGCACTTTGGAACTAGGATGAGAATTATAGGTAAAAAAGAAGCAAGTACTAGAATTCAAACACCTACAAATGCAACAGAGTATTATGTAGTTTCATCACAGACTGGAGACCAAACAACAACGCTTACTGGTGGATCTGGTGGCATATCTATTATGCTAGATTCAGACGGTGTAACTGGCTACTATTTTGAAATATGTTCTTTAAGTTCTGATAACTTAGAAAACTACAATACTGTAGATTCTAATACAGGAGTAGAGAGTTCAGTATTACACAACGTCCTATTTTATAAAGTAGTTAACGCAGTAAAAGACGGAAAAGAAATTGCTCTTCCTGTTAAACTTTGGGGTGGATTATCAAAGATACTAGTAGACGAAGGAAGATTTGTTGGACAAGATAGACTTTCAAATGAAGCAAATCCAACTGTATATGATATATCTATTGAATATAAAGAAATAGGATCTACAAGAAGATTCTATCTATATATCAATGGAACACAGGTTGCAACAGTGGATGATACAAATCCTCTATCACAAAAATATAATAATATGGCAGTTTTTGTGAGGGGTGGATCAAAGTGTATGTTTGAAAATGTATATGCATTAAAAAATCAATATTCTCAAGAAACAAAAAGTACCGTTATAGAGAATGTATCAAATGCCTTTGGAAAGAAGGAAATAAACTCTTCAGACGCCCTAAGAAAATATGCAGTATCTGGATTCGTTCAAGCAACATACCTATCTGGAATAGGTGCACAAAATGCACCAAAGTATGCAATGTACTACGAAGAATTTGGAACTATTTTTAGAGAATGTGCATATTTTAATGTTAAGTATGACAAGGCATATCCAGCATTTAGGGCAATGCTAAAGCCTACATTTAATAATGAAAAGACTTATACTTCTTCAGGTTTTTATGCCGATGCATATGGTGCAGAATTTTTAGTATTTAACGCAACAGATAAACTTATTACACTTGATGAAACATCTGGAAACTATCTACAAATTATAGGAATTACTTTTACTCAGAACACATCAAATACTTTGACTGCAGATAAGTTTTATCAAGATAGATCAAACTTTGCAGATCCAATAATTGTTAACAATGCAATACTTTCACCATCTAAACAAGATAAAATATATCAAGATGTAAAAATTAGTAGGTCAAAATATGGAAGAAGAGACTTTACTTTAGACTCAATATATATTCAAAGTGAAGACCAAGCAAATGGATTAATGGATTGGATACTTTCTAAAACAATAAAGCCTAGAAAGATCATACTCCTAGAGGTATTTGGAGTCCCAATTGCTGCTGCACCACTTACTCAAAAACAAAGAGCAAGCCTTCAAAAAGATCTAAAAAAATATGCCAAGTCTGGCAATAATGTTACAAAGGCAGAACTTGCTAAGATTCAATCAAAGATAGATAAGTATACAAAAGCACTTACTGCAGAAGCAACAGTTTCAGTGCCTTCACTTCCTTCATTTCCAGACATTTCATCTACAGGAACAACATCTATAAAACTTCCAGAAAAAGACAATGTTCTTTCTCTTACAAGTAACAATGTAGACGAGGCAACAATCGTAGCAATGGTTTTTGAAAAATTAGGTGCCGTAGAGTTGACAAAGTTTACTAGAACTGACACGGTAGAAGGAATAAATCCTTACTATAATATAGTGTCTAATTTAAGTTCTATTAAGAAAGAATTTGATCCTTCAAATCTCGTTGCATCTCAAAAATCAGATACTTCTTTGTATAATGCATTTTCTATTAAACTATCTAATAAAATACCTGGAGATCAGTACCTAGCAGATAGAGCCTTGGATAATTATATTTATATAGATACTAGCGGCAACCTGGTCATTGAACTAGACAATATGACTCCAGACGAACTAGTAGAAGTAGAAATAGACACAAATGGTACAATTGTAGAGGTGAGATAATGATAACTAATGATGGTAAACAAATCGTAGCAAAGTTCATGCTTGGTCAAGCACCTACCTTTGCCTCGTATATCGCAGCAGGATGCGGTCCAGAGCCACTAATTACTGGAGAGTCAGCATCTGTATCACTAACAAAAAAGTCACTAGATTTTGAGGTTTTTAGAGTTCCTATCTTATCAAAAGGTTTTATTAAAGAAAATGGGGTAGAAAAACTAGTTCTTAAAGCAGAAATGCCAAATGATCAAAGATATAAAATATCTGAAGTAGGAGTATATCCTGGTGCAAATAATGCTGTTGCTGGAAGATATGATAGTAAATTACTTATAACATTTTCAACAGCAGAAGCATGGACATATTCAGATGGTTCAAGTTCTTCGGCAGTCCCTTATCCAAACATTCCAATTGACAATGGAAATACAAGTGCAAGTATAAATGCAAGCACTGAAAAGTTTTTATTTATTAACTCAGACTCGACAATATTTAATGATCAATCAAGACAGAATAGACAAGAACCCCCAAGGTATTTAAATAGATCATTACTAGTTTCTGGTAGTTCATCATATATAGGTTCAGGATATACTGTAAATGCTGGATCACAATATTTAGAAAACTCTGCAATATCTTTTGATTTAAGTCAAAACCTTCCAGATGATGAAGTAAAACTTGCTTTTAGTTTGTTAAGTAGACAAGCAGCAACCAATACAAATCCAGACAATGTAAAGATTATTCTACAATTTATCAATAACTTATCTGGTATAAATACAGCACCACCTGCTGCAACAGCAAAAATAGATTTAACATCGGCCAATATTGGGTCAAATAGATATCAGGTTGTAACTAGGACAATATCTCAATTTGCTGCTGACCAATCATTTTCATGGGCTAATATTAACATGGTTAGGATTTATGTTTCTACACTGGTAGGTGGAGCACCATCTAACGACTACTTTGTTTTACTTGATGGAATGAGAATAGATAACGTTACAGCAATCAATCCACTATACTCATTAGTCGGGTATAACATAATTAAGACAGACGATGGACTACCAATTTTAAAGGGTGAAAATACAAATAACTATATTGAATATAGATTTGGCATAGGTGTTTCCTAATGGCCAAAGTTATTATTCCTGTAGATAAACTTCCATATCCAGGAAAAGACGGTAAACATAAAATCAGATTTAGAATTACAACAAAGGACTATAATGAAATTTCTGAATGGTCTCCGATAGTATTGTTAAATAGTTCTGGCCAGGTAGTATCAGCAAGTGCTGGATATTCATATGACGTATCAACCTCAACATCTGGAACAAAGATGATCAACATAACTTGGGAAGATATTCATTCTAGTGTTGATAAAAATAGCCATGATGTATTTGTTAAATGGAGTTATTCATCTGTGTTTCAATATATTGGGAGAGAGGCTGGAAATACAACCAGTATCATGGTTCCAGTAACGGCCTCAACTGCGGTTATTAAGGTTCAACTACCTTCCTACCCAACCCCACCAGAAGAAAGCAATCTATTTAAACTTTTTCAAACACCAGTAATAACCCTATAGTGATATAATGGAGAGAATATGGCAACGATAATTACACCAACAAGAGGTCAACCTATAGATGTTACTCTTATTTCATCTTTAGTAGAAGCAGTAAGTGATCTTCAGAACTCTCAAATAACATCTACTCAGTCTAGAGTAAATGGTGCTGCCGCAAACACTACGTCTCTAAAGTTTTATGCAGAGACTAAGTCTATTACAATCAATAACATTACAACCTCACCAGAAGAAAAATTCTTCTTTACATACCCAAATTTTACAACAACCCCTGTTGCCATAGCAGGACTAACAAATACTACAAGCACCGTTTCTGGCGGTAACGCTGCAACTGTAGTACTAACATCAGTAACAAAAGATCGCGTTGATGGAATTATCAAGTTTCCATCTGGATCAACAGGTTCTGTAACTATGCAGATTAACCTAATAGCACTCGGAATAGCCTAGATTCTGGTATAATTTTTCACTATGAATATAAAAGAAGCCTTGACATGTAGGAAGTGTTCTGCTAAAATATTTGTGGATAGAGTATTTTTAACACACGACCATCTTGAATTATACTGTTTAAGATGCGGGAAAAGAGAGATGTATCACAACCCAGAAAAGTTTGATGAAAGAATAAGATGGATAATGTCACAGGAAAGAATCAGGGCAAAAAAGAGTGGAAATCCTCTGTAGCCCCTAGTTCTATTATATTTTTTTTAAACAATGAATTAGTCAGGGTAGTACATTCTAATAGAGCAAATAACATTGTTGTAATTTATAATTATATACATAATAAAGATCAAACACTATTATTATCTGACTTTAAAAAACATAGAAAAAGAGCATATAGCGTAACAAATACACTTCAAATATTTAAAAGATCTAGAATGCAACTTGAAAGACTTATTAAAAGTGAAATAATACCAGCCCCCACAGGTGCAACAATCGGTGGA